GTCAAACGGATTCAGCCCCAGGGCGTCATCAGCATTTGGGATCAGAGAGTTACCGACGATGACCACTGTTTCTTCGCAGCACTATTCACACTCTAACAGCAGAAAAAGCTTCGCAGTTGGGGGCGGGGAAGAATAAAAATGTCGGGGGCGCAAAGGAAAATCAGGGGGCAAGAAAATGCAAACTATCTCCAACGCTGCCCTCGCCCAAGCCCAATCGACGGCCTTGGCATTGTTTGCCAAACGAGATACCTCAAGGCATCACCAAAGTGAGAATAGTCCAATTTTCCACCTTTTGATGGCTTCAGAGAACTATCATAGCCCCAGTTTTCTAGCATTTCTACAGATTCGTGGCACGAGGAACAGTTGATAAAAATCTGCCCCTTATTAAAGCAATTATTTGCGTGCCCCACAGTTTCTGCGATTGGTGGATTTCGACGCTCGGCTATAACTTTCGCCCCCGTCTCTCTCAAGATGTCGTGATCACTCATGGTGGACGACGTGCTAGCATGTGACCCCGAGCTATCAGGGTAAATCATCACCATGTTTCTTGCGACATGAGCAGCGTATTTCCGCTTGATATGCTCCGCGAGCGAAAAAGTGTCCCTAGAAATGTTCTCGTCAAATATGTGCAAGGCCTGGCCCCCAGAAGGCAGGGGGCGCATAACAGCATAAACACTCGACACCTTGCCCACGTTGAAGTCGCACCCAATGAGGATTGGCTCGCCAGCTTCGGGGCAGAAGATATTTGTAAAGTGCTTGTCTCTCTCAAACTCGCTAAATACAGTCGTCGTCTCAAGATTAACAAACTCGCCCTTCACGTAAGCATCAACCAGATTTGAAGGGTATTTCTCCAGCAAGTCTTTGACGTAATTTTCATCGAGGTAGGGATTGTCTCTGGTATCAGCTCTATAAAGTTGCTTATCATCGCTTTTATTTTTCTCAAAGAAGCCCCAAATAAACTTCCGCCCCTCCGGCGTAGATACAAAACAAATCTGCGGACAATTACCTACACGAACCCGCCCCTGCAGTTTGACCAGGGCCGCCTCGGCAACCTCCTGCTTGACCGTATCCGCCTCGTCAATGACCAGGGAGGCGGCGTTGATGCCCACCAGGCGCTCCACGTTCATGAGGGGGCGGAGAAGGATTGTGGTGTCCCCCTCGGGTAGGTGCAGGGTGTAACTGGGCTGAGGAGAGACTCGGTGCGTGAAAGGAATATCGTATTTATGAAGAAATGAGTTCCACGTAGGAATCGCGATGTCGTTCAACATCACGTAGGTGGGCTCAAGATAAATGTGAGTATGCCCCTGACTCCTAAAAGCTAAAAGTATTGCCTTGGCGACACTGCTATAAGACTTTCCTGAACCCAATCCACCCACGTAAAGGATATACCTTGTATCGAAATTGCAAACAAAATCTTTTTGGTGCGGCAGCAGATCTGCAACAATTCGATCTTCGATCTCGTCTACGCTCAGAGCATTGTTGTTTTTTCTTTTTAATGCCTTGAGCATTGACGTATCATGAAAAAGCCCGAGCGACTGCAGAGCTGCTCTGTCTGCGTATCTTGCGCTGCGGGCTTTTGCTGGCACGGCCTACTCTTCTGAGGTGGGGGCGAGGGAAAAATAAAGTGAGGGAAAAAGAAGGGGGGCGAGAAAATGAAAGTTATTCAGTAAACGCAGCTTCTGCAATCACCGGAAACTCTTTAGCAAAAATTTCCTTGCACTCTTCTGCAATTAGTCTATGCTCCAGCTGAGTATCAGGTGCGGTTCTAAGTTGTAGATAATGCGCCCAACTACGCAGCGTCCCGTGCATGTAAAGAGTCGTGGGCGTGCAAAGTGGAAGAATTCTCCTCGCCGTTTCTTTTGCAACCCCCGCATCAAGCATCTCTTGATACAGTAGGTAGATATTTTTAATACTAATGCCCACCTGAGGGGTAAATCGCTTCAGCACCTCTTCATCGAGACAGTCATCGCTTGACTGATGGTTTTTCTGGCTCTGCTTTCTGAGCGCGGGCATTTCTGCAACAGAGGTTTTCGAGTACCTGGTCGAGAACTCTTGAAACGAAAAGCTTCTGTGTCTGAGAATCTGCGCAGCTATATCTCGCTCTGTCTCAATCTTCACGCACATTGACGCCATCTCAAGTGGAGACCAGTGCTTGTGTTTGATCAGATACCTCAACAGCCTGGGGGCGGTATCAACATTGTCTTCATTCGATGGATTCGAGACTCTCGCCATTTTAACTATCAGTCGCTCCGCCCCGTCCGTCCGATGAACCAGCTCAACGCCCATGTCAATTCAAGGCCACTTACCGTCTCTCACCATACCTCAGCTCGTCAACACTGCAGCATTGCCGAGGCGGGCAAAGAAATCCAGTGGGGGCGAGAGGAAATTGACGAGAAGGGGAAAACAGCCGGGCCAAAAACTTTACAGATTCGATATAAATGCAAGTGTCTGCGTGAAATAGACACTAAAAAAATTTTGAGACACTGGTTTGAAAAGGTTGCGAAAATCGATTTTTTTCAGAGTAGGGGGGTGTAAAGTAATTGTGCTGTTGAGATAGATGAGAGTTGATGTGAGTGTTGGGAATAGGTGAAATAGTGCTGGTGAGAATGGGTAAAAAAAATTTAGCTGGTTGGAATGGGTGAAAAAAATTTAGGGGTGGGGGTACCGGGCCTTGCCAGCGCCAGCGGGATCACCCCCCCCCTAAATATAAAACCGGGGGCGAAGATGCCCCCGGCGGTTTAATCAAAGGTCGCCACTATTAGCAGCATCCTTAACAGACTGAACCACTAGATTGGCAGACTTAATATAGTTGCTAAAGCCGTTTCCCTCGACTTTAAGTGTAACGACATCGGCCTTAGATTCGGCCTCAACGTTAAGATCATTTGCGATTTTGACAATTAAAGCCCGCAAACTCGTTGCAATTTTATACTGGCGGCACAGACCAATATAAAGAGAAGCTATGTCAACGGTGCCAATCTTGCCCTTGTTTTGTGCGGCCAGGCCAGCAACACAGCACCTAAACACGAAATACGCTTTGACGCGGTTACGATCATAAACGTCCTGAGATTTATAGATTGGCTGCATCCTGCTAAACACTTGTGCGCTTTTCTTTTCAGGTGTTTTCTTTTCAATCTTAAACTCAGACCATGACAAACCACAGGCGAGCATTATTTTAATAGACTTTTCATCCTTAAAGATCTCAGTATAAATATCGGAAACGTCAACAGTTTTAACAGACTCCGCAGACTTTGCCGCAGACTCAATCGCAGCATCAAACTGATCCAGAAAATTAAACTCAGGCATGATCTTAAATAAATGAAGGAAAGGTGCCAGCTTTCGCCAGCTCCCATATTATTACAAATATAAAGCGCAAACGGTAGAGGCAGTGTGCCACTTTTTAACTGTCACACTAACAACTTTATATTTAGCATGTCACACTAAATATAGCTGGCGCGGGCTTGTGAACACACTAAATGTAGCTTAATTTTGCTTGTAAAGTATAAGCTCTCCAGGCGCTCAAATATACTGCCAGCAGACCCACGGTAACTAACACTTAGCAGACCCACGGTAACTAACACTTAGCAGACCCACAGTAACTAACACTTAGCGCGGCTTGTGAACATAACAAATAAGATAAGACTTCCAGGCTATACTTTACACTTAACTTGTTTAATACTTTATACTTAACTAATTGATACTTTACATTTAGTATTTGCTATACTTTATATTTAGCTGTTTGATACTTTATACTTAGCAAGTTGATACTTTATATTTAGCTAGTTGATACTTTATACTTAACAAACTCTGATACTTTATATTTAGTAGATTGCTATACTTTAGACTTAATTTGTTTAATACTTTATATTTAGCAAACTTGTTTACTTTATACTTAACTTGTTTGATACTTTATACTTAGTAGGTTGCTATACTTTATACTTAGCATTACACCTAAACTATAACACCAACTTAAACAGTAAGCAAACAGAAGCCCCAGCTTAACAAACACGCCAGCAAACAAACACGCCAGCGAACTTAAGTGACCGCTAACAAACACAAGTGACTGTGAACAAACACAAGTGAATGGCGGCTGCAAATGGTGGCTGCAAATGAATGCAACTGTGAATGAATGAATGTAAATGGTGGCTGCGGCTAGTAAAGAAAGTTGGGGGCGAGGAAATGAATGTGAATGAATGGATTAGTTTTCATCTTCAAAAGCTGAATCGAACTTCTTAAGATAAAACCCCTGTCTCTTCTTTCCGCCCACACTAAAGATTCCCGGATCAATCAGAAAGTATCTGTCTCCATTCGACTCAACAAAGAGGGCGACTAACCTAGCTTTCTTGAGGCGAGACAAACTAGAAGAAACTGAATTAGCAACAATACCAAGCTCTGCTGCAAGATTTTTAACCATAAATTTAACCTTGCTAGTTCTTGTATCACATAAGCTCATCATCGAATACAGCACACAAACATCTCTCTGATTGATTTTCTTTTCTCTGATTAACTTAAATATTTTCGCCCCCTGCTGACCATAGAATAATCCAAACCCAATAGTTTCTGAATCGTAGTTGTCGCTCTGAAAATGTGTAAACTCACCAAGATTTCGCATAACGGTTTTGTGATAACGTCCAAAGGATTCTACGGGACCACGATAATGTAACACAGCTACGAAGCACCCTCAAGGCCTTCGTTTTTTGGCTCGCACACAAAACAGCATACTCAGAACTCTCTCCACCACAGGGCCAAAATCAAGTGCTTCTATTATCTTATTAGGTACAGCAACCAATCAATGCCTTGCGCCCAAAATCCCCCGTAACAAAAACTCGCCCGCAACAACTCACAGCAACAAACAAATTCAAGCAGCAAACTTTTGGCTTGTGAACACTGCAGCAATAACTTTAATCTTCCACTTCTTCCAAAGCAGCTAACAACTGATCCACCCCAAGACTGCTTGCCTGGAGATTCCGCCCAATGTCTCCCGCCTTCGATGCGGCGGCTAGAATGCCAGGCACATCTTTTATATCTATATCAGCATCAGCAGCAATAAACTTATCCAAGCTTCTACTTACAATTGCAGCCAGTTTGGCAGCATCTGCAGTTAAGCTGCGCCCAAGAAACTCTTGCTGCAATCTATATTCTTCAAGCTTCTTTTTATGCTCCAGCGCCCTCT